GTATGAGCCTCATGACAGAAGAGTGGCTCGAGGCGCGAGTCGTGGCGACGAAAGCGGCGATCGAAGCTATCGAGCTCGCGATCGCGACGCTATCCGCCGGCGCCCAAATGTATACGCTCGACACGGGCCAGACGCGGCAAGTCGTGCAAAAGGCCGACGTCGGTACGTTGCGTAATACGCTGCTCGCACAATACAACTTGCTTGCTTGGCTCGAAACGCAGCTATGCGGTTCCGGCGCCGTGCGAGTGATCCCGGGCTTTTAAATGTTTGGGTTCAAACGAAAACCAAAGGCGGATCTTTTCGCCACGCTTTACAAGCCCACGCCCGCGCCCGCGCTCGAGGCGTCAGCAACGCCCGTCGTCGCGGTGTCGAGCTTGTCGTCGGCGCCGATCGTTCGTTATGCTAACTGGGACGGCGAAAAGTTCGCCGGCGGTTACGGCGGCGTCGATGTGCTTTACGTCGATTACTGGACGTTGCGCGCGCGCAGCGCCGAGCTCTATAAAAAGAACTTGTATGCGCGCGGCTTGATCCGCCGCCTGATTACGAACGAGCTCAACACCGGGCTTTATCTCGAAGCGACGCCTAACGAGGCTTTGCTCGGGAAGGGCGAAGACGATCTCGCCGAATGGTCAGAGGTCGTCGAGGATCGCTTTACGGTTTGGGGTGACGATCCTTTCGTTTGCGACTACGCCGAGGCGAGCACCTTTGGCGCGCTGCAGATCGCCGCTCGTCGTGAGGCGCTAGTCGCCGGCGACGTGCTTGTAGTCATGCAGCAGGATCCGAGAACGCTAATGCCGCGCGTGCGGCTGGTCTCGGGCTCGGCGGTGCAGACACCCTTAAAGGTTAAAGTCGCCCCGGGAAATAAGATCGTGCATGGCGTCGAGCTCGACGCGCAGGGCCGACACGTTGCTTTCTGGATCGTCCAAGAGGATCGGACCTATAAGCGACTGCCGGCGTTTGGTGAGAAGTCGGGCCGCCGCCTGGCTTGGCTAGTGTACGGAACCGATAAGCGCCTCGACGACGTGCGAGGCGAGCCGATTCTATCGCTCGTTCTACAGTCACTAAAAGAGATCGATCGCTATCGCGACAGCGTGCAACGGAAAGCAACCGTTAACGCAATGCTCGCGATGTACATTAAGAAGACCGAAGATAAGCCCGGCACTAAGGCGATGTCGGGTCGCGGCGCAACCCGGCGCGGCTCCGATACGCTAATCGATTCGACCGGCACGGCCCGACGGTATAAGACCGCGGAACATGTTCCGGGGTTAGTAATCGACGAGCTGCAAACCGGCGAAGAGCCCGTCGGCTTTCAAAGTCACGGCACCGACGAAAAGTTCGGCGACTTCGAAGAAGCGATCCTAGCGTCTATCGCGTGGGCAAACGAGATCCCGCCTGAGATCTTTTTGCTATCGTTCTCGAGTAACTACAGCGCTTCGCAAGCGGCATTGTATGAGTTCAAAGCATACCTGAGCTCAGCACGCGAGGCGTTTGGTAAAGCGTTTTGCGCGCCTATCTATCACGAGTGGTTACTATCCGAAGTTCTTAAAAAGAACGTCGCCGCACCGGGGCTCGTCGAGTCATGGCGCGACGTGCGGCAGTACATAACATACGGTGCTTGGACGCAGAGCGACTGGACCGGCAACATTAAGCCGTCTGTCGATCCGTTGAAGCTCGCTAACGCGACCGAGAAAATGATCGACCTCGGGCTAATGACCCGAGACCGCGCCGCGCGTGAGACTACCGGGACGAAATACTCAAAGAACGTCCAAAAGCTTAAGCGCGAAAATGAGCAACTCGCCGAGGCTAACGAGCCGATGGCAAAACTTAAGGCGCTCGAGAAACCGCAGATCCCCGAAGACGTCGAAGACGACGCACCGGCGAAGCCCACGAAGAAGACGGCACCGCGGCGCATAGGCGCGATCGCCTAGAGGTTACATGGCAGCAAAACAGAAATGGTCCTTTCGCGTCGAAGCGAAAGCCGACGGCGGTATCGAGATCGCCGTTTACGATATCATCGGCAAATCGTTTTGGGGCGACGGGATTTCGGCGGGTGACGTGCTTACGGCGTTGCGTGCTAACCCGAGCGCGAAGACGATCTCGCTTCGTATCAACTCGGTCGGCGGCTTCGTCGACGACGCAAAAGCCATGGGCAACCTGCTAGCCGAACGCGCGGCGGCAGGCGTCGAGATCGTCGCACACGTCGACGGCCTCGCCGCTTCGGCCGCGTCGTATCTGCTGACGTTCGCGTCGCGCGTGCTCATGCCGTCTAACGCGTTCCAAATGCTGCACCAGGCCCGCGCCGGTGTCATGGGGAACGCGCAGGAAATGGCGAACGCCGCCGAGGTGCTCCGGAAGACTAACGAGCAACTCGCCGAAGCTTACGCCGGCGCGAGCGCACGACGGGGTAAGGATAAGACGAAGGCCGACTATATGGCGGCGTTCGATAAGGGCGATCTCTATTTGACCGCAGCCGAGGCGATCGAATGGGGCCTCGCCGACGAGACCGCCGAGCCGCTTAAGGCCGCCGCGTGTCTCGTCGATTTGACCGAGCTCGGCGACGCGCCGGCGGACCTTCGTCGCGCGCCTTATGCATCTAACGATCCTCCGGCGCCTGCGCCGGTCGCGCCGCCTGTAGTCGTGGCGCCTGTAGTGAGACCCGCCGCGGGCGGAGAAAAAGCGAAAGTAAAGAACATGACCGAAGCAGAACTGAAGGCGCAGCACCCCGAGCTTTACGAGGCGATCGTCGCCTCCGCTATCGCCGGCGAGCGCAAGCGCGTTAATGCACACCTCAAGCTCGCTAAGTCGACCGGCGCCGTCGACGTCGCGCACGCCGCGATCGCCTCGGGCGCAAGCACGCTCGACGAAGAAGTGCACGCCGATTATATGTCGGCCGCGGTCAACCGCCGCGACCAGAGCAACCGGCAGATCGACTCGACTGTCGTTACCGAGGTGCTCGACGGTGGCAATGGTTCCGGCGGCGCTGCGCCCGTCGTGACTCCTACGGTTACCGAGGATCTCGGCGATAAGGTTGTCGCTTTGCTGGACGCCTCGCGCGGTAAGAAGCCCGCCGCGGCGAAGGTGGCCTAATGGCCAACATCACGATCACTAACGTCGATATGGGCTGCGTCGAGCTCGAGGGGGCCGTCTGCCAAGACGAGCTCGTGACGTTCGGCGGCGCCGATACGTATGTCGCGGGTACCATTCTCGCGCGTTCGAGCGCGACTGATAAGCTCGTTATTTACGTCAAGGGCGGCAGCTCTAACGGCAACGGTATTCCCAAGGCTGTGCTGACGTATGACGTCGTCGCGACCGGCGCCGGCGACATTAAGGCGCGCGCACTCGTCAGGGGTCGCGTCAATGCTAACCGTCTCGTTATCGACGCCGACGGCGACGACTCGAACGTCGACGCGGTCGTGCTCGATCTGCTGCGCGATTATGGGATCGTCGCTTCGACCGTCGCCCAGCTCGGCGCGCTCGATAACCAGTAAGGCGTCAAATGGACGTAACTAACAACGACTCCGGGAGTCTCGAAGTTCAGGGGGGCGATTTCAATAACGCTCCTCTGTGGCTTCCGCTTGCCGGCACGGCGCTTGCGGGTACGTTGCTCGCGAGGCCGACGGATATCACTGTCCTCGACGCTGAGGTTACGGTTACGCCCGACGGCGCTAACACCGCTGACGGCACGGTTACCGCGCTCGTCGTCGGCGCTGACGCCGTCGCCGGCGTGTACAACCTGACCTGTACCGCGGAGGTCGCTAACGGCGGCGTGTTCACGTTGACGGATCCCGATGACGTTGTCGTCGAGTCGGGCCTTACGATGACGCCGGGCGCGCTTGGCGTTACCGTGTTGCTCGCGGGCCCGCTGCAGATCACAATCACGGATGGCGCGGCCGACTTCGATATCGACGATACGTTCGCGCTCGAGGTTACGTCTACTGACGTCACTAACGACGACGGTGCGCTTGTGCCTTTCGATCCCGACGGCGCGAACGATGCCGACATTCCTAATCACGTGCTTACCTACGCGGTAACGCTCGGGACTGAGAACGTCGTCACAGTCACCGCCGACGAAGGTAACACCGGCGACGGCACGCTCGCCGCGACGATCGTCGACGGTGAAACCCCCGAGCTCGGGCCGCATTTGCTGACGTGTAACACGGCGGTCGCTAACGGCGGCGTGTTCACACTGACGGATCCCTACGGTGTCGAGATCGCCGACGACATTACGCTAACTGTCGCCGACCTCGCGACTACGGTTTTCCTTGAGGGTGGCTTTAGACTAGCCGTTACCGAGGGAAGCGTAAGTTTTGCGGAAGACGACTTCTTTACGATCGACGTTCGTGAGTTCGTCGCGACTAAAGGCATTCGCGCTTTGAAGTCGGGCGAAGTCTGCCGCGATCGTTTGCTGATCCACGCCGACGGCGATGATTCAAACTTGACCGTTGCACACCTCGACGAGCTGCGAAGCTTCGACATCGCGTCGACTCGCGTTTCGCAGCTAAGCGCACTCGATAACCAGTAAACCAACGAGGGCGCTACGTTGGCGCCCGCCAACTTTTAGATCCCTGCGCGCGGTGAGCGGCTGCGGGGGTGCGGTGGTTTGTACCCCTGCATTTAAAGGATCCCAAATATGTCTGATAACAGCACGACTCGCATGATCGAAATGTACATGGAAGAGGCTTCTAGCCCCATGTTCCTTTCGGGTCTTTTCCAGAGCCCCCCGCGCAACTTCCACAATACCGAAAAAGTCGAACTCGACATTATGCGGGACGAGGAAGATATCGCGGTTGTCGTTCAAGATCTGAGCGTAGGCGCGCGCGAGAATGAAAGCACGCTCTATACGAATAAGGCTTTCACGCCCCCGATCTTCAAAGAGAAGGGCGCGATTCACGCTTACAATTCGATCAAGCGATCGCCCGGTGTCGATCCCTTCCAGGATCCGAACTTCGGCGCTAACGCCGCGGAAGAGGCTTTCAAGATCTTCCGTAAACTCGAGCGCAAGATCCGCCGCTCGGTCGAGCTCATGGCGTCGCAGGTGTTGCAGACTGGCGTGCTTACGCTCGTCGATGACGCCGGCGTGACGCTGTATAGCCTCGACTTCCAGCCGAAGACGTCGCATATGGCGACCGTCACCACGACTTGGGCCGTGGGCGGTGCGACGGGTAACCCCGTCACCGATCTCGAGGCGCTCGGCGTTATCGTCCGACGCGACGGTAAGAAGAATCCCGATCAGCTGATCTTCGGGTCGAGCGCTTGGCAGCGCTTTAAGGTCAACGTTAACGTCTTGCCGTTGCTCGATAAGACGTTGCTTAGCATCGGCGCGATCACGCCGGCGCCCCGCGGTGAGGGCGCGACCTTCCAGGGCTATATCTGGATCGGCCACTATCGATATGAAATGTGGACCTACGACGGGTTTTATAAGCACCCGCAGACCGGTACGCTTACGCCGTACGTCGAAGACGATAACGTGATCATGCGCGCGAGCGCGGGCCGTCTGGATCTGAGCTACGGCGCGATCCCCCGTATGACCGGACCCGAGTCGCGGGCTCTGCCGTTCTTGCCGAGCCGTCTTTCTGACGGCGCGCTGGGGCTCGATCTAACTACTAACGCTTGGTTCACCCCCGACGGTGAGCACCTCATGGTCTCGGCCGGCACCCGTCCGCTTACGATCCCGACCGCGATCGACACCTTCGCGCGTTTGAACGTCACTCAGTAAAGGCCGCATGACTGACCTTGACGCCGGAACAAAGCGCGAGCTCAAGTCGGAAATCGAGGCGCTTAGCCAAAAGCTAGGCGCCGCGCTTCCCGACGATCTCGAGCGCGCCAATAAAGGGCGGCTGCTGACGCTGGCCGCCGAGCTGCGCGTTCGCGCGGGCGCGCCTGCGCCCGTGACACTGCCCGCGCCCGTGCCGGCGTCTGTGGTCGCCGTGGCGGCGCCCGAGCTAGAGTGGGTGCCCGAGCTCGAGATCGTCGAGGTCGAGCCCGAGGCGCCGACGCTACCCCCGCCGCCGGTGCC